TAAAGGAGTATATTGTCAATCTAAAGATGATATTCTTGGACTTAAATATCAAGAACAGTTAAATCCAGATAAAGATACTTCCTATTATGAAGTAAGAAGATTTATAGATTTATGTGGTTCTGCTAATCCTAATATTCTTGAAATGTTGTTTGCTGATGAAAAGTTTATTAAAACAACATCTCCAGCATTTGAAATCATCAGAAAGAATAAACATATATTTCTTACTAAACAATGTAAGAATAGTTTTGGTGGATATGCTGTTGGTCAAATTAAAAGGGCTAAGGGATTAGATAAAAAAATGAACTGGGAAAAGTCTCAAACCATTAGAAAAACTCCATTAGATTTTTGTTATGTCCAATATCAACAAGGTAGTATTCCTGTATTAGACTTTCTAAGGAAAGAAGATTTAAAACAAGAACATTGTGGGTTATGTGCTATAGATCATATGCCTAACTGTTATCTAATGTATTATGATTATGTTGCTCAATATGCAACTCCTGAAATGAATTACAGAGGATTAGAATATAAAGGTATTTGTGGTGAAAATTCTAATGAGATTAGATTATCAAGTATTCCTAAAGAACAAATAGGAACACAGATTGCTATTCTTTACTATAATCCCGATGCCTATTCAATATGGTCAAAGAAATATACAGAATATTTAAATTGGTTAGAGAATAGGAATACTAACAGATATGTTGATACTGAAAATCATGGTCAACAGATTGATGGTAAGAATATTATGCACTGTGTAAGATTAATTGATTGTGCTTTAGAAATAGCAAGAACAGGTAATCTTACAGTATTAAGACCTAATAGAGATCATCTGTTAAGAATAAGAAAAGGTGAATGTAATCTTGAAAAGATTATTAGAGATGCAGAAGAGTCTATTCAATTAATGGATAAATTATTTGAAGAATCTGATTTACCTGATTCTGTTGATATGGAATTTAAACACAATTTAATCTTAGAGGTAAGAAATGAATATTATAAAACTAATTCTTAAAGAATCTGATTTATTAGTAGGAACATTTACTTATGGAGAAGATTATAAGAACTGGAATTTTAAATATTCTCCAGAATATCTAAAAACAGATTTACCTTTATTATGGGAATTTCCTAATTTAGATAATAACTATTCAGAGTATATGCCACAAGTATTAAGAATTAGATTTCCCGGTGGAAAGAAAGTACCATCTTTAAAAAAAGATGAGTTAGCAAGATTGAAGAAATATGGTAATAGAAAACAGTCACAATATAAAATAGAATTTGATGAAGTTTGAATATCAAGAACAGGAGTACATTGTAAAGTTTGGATATTATAGTTCTAAACGGAAAAAACTAGTAGAGTGTGTAATATACACAAAAGAACAAGGATATAATAATCCTCTTATTAGAGAAATTATAGATTATCCTGATGAATATTTTAATAAGAAAAAAGCAAGAAATATTGTATTGAAACAAGCATTATTAAATCATGCTGAAGATTTTAGAATGTCTGTATGGGATGCTTATTTTCAAGAATCAAACATTTATCCACGCCATAAAAAATATAAAAATGAAAGTAATTAATTTAAACAAACAGTCATTTATTGACTTTTATAACAGTACTGATTCTTATGAATCTTTTCAAGAACAATTGAAAGAGAATGGTATTGATATTAGTATTGCTAATATTAAGAATAATCTCAAGAAATTAGGTCTTGAGCCTAAGAATAGAAAGAGAGGTTCAAGAATTGAATTTGTATTTGATGAACCTGCTGAAACAGTTGCAACTGAAGTAGAAACTTTGATGGGATAATGAATAAAAAAGACATTAAAAATGTTTATGAGAATTTTACATCAATAAAAGGGCCACCACCAATTCTTGAATCATTACATAGAGTAATTTCAGAATTATATGAAATTACTTTAATTGCTGATGAGATTGAAACTGAAGAATTAACAGAAGAATATCCTGATCCTCAAACTCTTGATGAGTATTATGATACTGTTGATGGAATGTTAAGTCAAGAAAGGTATGAAGATATGATGGCTGATTATTGGTTAAATAGAGAGAAGGATGAAGGAACAGAATATTAATGGTCTTAAAGAATCTGATAATAAACTAAAATGGGATTCATTTTTATGGAGAGCATTGCAAAGAGTTAATATTAGATGGCAAGAAAACAAAAGTAAATATCCCGTACATAATCATTTACTACCATTAAGTAGAACAGAGTTAGAAGATGCTATGTTTAGACATTATCTTGAATTAAAGAAAAGTAATACTGATGAAGATCATTTAAGTGCTATTGTTCTAAATTGTATGATGATTATGGAAGCACAGGAAAATAACAGTTTAATAGAAGATGGAATTAAAGAGTGGATTAAGAGAAATATTCCAGAATAAAGGAATAAATGTAGATGAGGCAATACAATTTTTATTAGCAATTAAACATCGGACTTGATGTAACAACTTCTGAAGAAATATATTATTTCTTATCTAAGAACAAGTATATTCAAAGAGATTTTAATCAAGGCGGTAAAATTGTCTGTACTATTGGATTGTATAAGGATGAGGATGATATTGAATTAGGAACAGATACTATTGATTTAGTAAGATCAAGAATTGAGGAATATAGATCATTGTTTAAAGGATTAAGAGTTGGAGCAATGGGTAATAAACAATTATGTATTGAATATTTGAGTAAATTTATGACTCTCAATAATAAAACTTTTGATGAGATTCTTGATGTAACCAAATGGTATTTAGGTAGAACACAATATCCTAAGAATGCAGACAATTTTATATATCATACCGATAGTAATTCAGGTAAGGAAAAGTCTTTACTTGAAACAATATTTGAAGAATATTCACCAGAATTAGAACAGAAGTTTATATGAAATTTATTAGTATAGAAGGTTTGTACCCGGAATTGTACAAAATTATTCCCGGATGGATTAAAGGTGTAATTTATGGAATAACAGCACGGAAGTGGTGTTGGTAAAACTAAATTTGTTAAATCAAGTTTTGTACTTCATGCTTATAATTTCTGTAAATTACTTGGTATTCCATTTCATTGTCTATACTTTGCTCATGAAGAATCTGTTGAAGGTTTCTGGATTACTATTGCTTGTGATCTAATTAAAGAGAGATTTAATCTTGATTTAAGTTATTATCAGTATAAAGGGTTTCATCCGGGATTTACAGATGAGCATAGAAAAGCATTAGAATCTGTCCAGCCAGAGATTGATGAATTACAGAAATGTATTCATGTGTTTGATTATATTTCTAATCCTACAGGAATGTATAAGGCAGTACAGAGGTTTATGGCTACTATTGGTACAAAAACAGAAGGTATTGTTGAAATGGATGATTATGGAAATAAGTATCAATCATTCAATTATGAATACTATGATTCTGATACTCAAGTAATGGTTATTAATGACCATGCTGGTCTTGTAAATCCAGAGAAGAATCCTTTTGAGAAGATTGATACTGTTCATGCAGCAATGAGGAAATGGTCAGAATACAAAGTAAAATACATTGCTAAAAAGTATCAATGTATTTGCATAGATGTCCATCAGCAGGAAATGATGTCTGATGGTGCAGAGAATATTAGGTTAGGTAGACCAGAACCATCAATTGATAAACTTGGAAAAAACAAAGAAATTGGACAAGATTATCATGTGCTTTTAGGAATATTTAATCCAACTAGAGTAAATCCACCAATGACTAAATATGGCGATTATAACATGAAAGACTTTGATGGTCATTTCAGAAGTATTCATGTACTTAAACATAGAAATGGATTGGAAGGACATATTAAAGGAATGTATTTTCATGGAGTATCTTCAAGGTATGAAGAACTACCAAAACCAAATACACCAGAATTAACTCAATTTATAAATAAATTAAAGAATGTTTGATTTACCAACACAAAGTACAGTAGTATCAAAGAATCCGCGTAGATTAGTATTGTTTGCTCATACTAAAGCACGGAAAAACAGAAGCAGTAAGTAAGTTACCAAATAACCTTATTATTGACTTAGAGCAAGGAGCAGAGTTTGTTGAATGTACCAAATTAGATGTAGTTGATATTCTTAGAAAGAATCCTACATCAAACCCATTAGCAGTATTACAACATCTTGGAAAACAACTTGATGATTTTTATGCTAAGAATGGTAAATATCCTTATGGTTATTTGACAGTAGACACAACATCTGCTTTAGAAGAATTTGCTCGTAAGTATGCCACAATTCTTTATAAACAAACACCACTTGGAAAATCATTTGCTGGTACTGATGTAGTATCTGAATTGGCAAATGGCGGAGGTCAAGTCGTGGCCTCTATTGGGTTAATTGCTGGAATATCCTAAAGATAATCTTACTACAGCATAGTTAGAAATGACAAGTGCGACAGTTCAAAAAAAGATTATATGAACAATGGACAATCAGCAGCCAAGCCTCTGTTAAATGAGGAAGGTTCAGAGATCATCCCCGTGAAGGGGAGTAGGTTAGAAGTTTTTCTTTCCGAAACGCCCAACATAGTAATAGAAGAACTTTCTTCTAAAAAATTAAACAAAAGTTCTTGTATTTATTGTATATTTTCAATTTCAAGAATGTTACCTTATATTGGATCAACAAAAAATTACCACAAAAGAATTTTAAGTCATAAATTATCTTTACGAAAAAATATTCATCGTAATAAACATTTACAAGGAGCATATAACAAATCTACAATAAATGATTTTTATGTGTTTGTGGTAGAATTTTGTAATGTTGATAATTTATCTGAAAGAGAAATTTATTGGATAAACTATTTTGATTCAAAAAATAAACGGATTTAATATGGTGGTAGATACTAAAAGAAATTTTATTGAAACACCACCACCAAAAACTACAAAAGAGGTGCTTATGTTTTTTTTAGATGGAACTCTTGTTAAAGAGTTTTTATCAGTAACAGACGCAGCAAACTATATTCAAGAGCAAACAACAAACATATCTGCTTGTTGTAGTGGTAAAATATCATTTGTAAAAGGCTATACTTTTAGATATAAAAAAGATTTTACTATCTTTGAATATAGAGAAAGTAATAGAGGTACATTAAATCTAGAACATTTAGAAAAATGTAGAATACTGACATCTAAAAAAGTTACTTGTAATAATATTATATATAATTCTATTTCTGAAGCAGAAAGAATTAATAATATTCCAAGAGGAACTTTGAGTTGGTATATAAGAAACAATAAAGCATATAAAACACTTTTGTTTAAATACTATGAAGATATGATCCATGCCACATAGAAATATGTGGATTTAGCCAGTACGACTGGCTTCGTAAAGCATTTGATGGATTGTTACAACCAATTGAAAACAGATGTAATAAATGTTTTATCTTGGTAAGTCATGTTAAGAACTCATCCATTAATAAAATGGGTAAGGATTTACAGGCTAAGGATATTCAATTAACAGGTAAATTGAAGAGTATTGTATGTGCAGAAGCAGATGCTATTGGTTATTTGTTTAGAAATCCACAGAACGCTAATCAAACTATTCTATCATTTAAAACACATGAGCAGGATTTGGCTACTGGTGCAAGACCTCCACATCTTTCTAATCAAGAGTTTGTAATTCTTGAATTAGAGAATCCTGATTATATTACCAAGAAAGAACCTAAAAAGTTCAAAGATAATTGGAATCAAATCTTTATTGATTAATGAATTTACAAGAACAACAAGTAAAAGCATTAACTAATCTTTTACATGATTTAATTAATTCAGATAGAGAACAAGAGTATCAAACAGAATTTGAACAGAAGAAAAAAGAACTTCAACAAAAGTTTGATGCTGATATTCAATATGTTGAGGCTTGTCTATCTAAATGTCCTTTTAAAGTATCATTTGCTGTACCAATTCATTCAGAAGGAATATATTATGGAAAAGGGTGGATAATAGATGATTATATTACAAAATGTGTATTTCCTTCTCCACTATATGTGGATAAATTTTCAATAGAACAAGACATTTGGTTAGAATCTATTGAAGCAACTAATTTACAATCATTAATCACAACAATAAAAAATAAATATGGAATTTAAAGGAACAAAAGAGCAAGGTACTAACACAGAATATACCCGCCACACAGGATTAGAATCTTTTCAACTCTTAGGTATTAACCCAACTCAACAAGAATTGGGAGAATGGCAGAACAGAGAAGTAACAAGAGAATTGAATTATGATATTAAACCTGATTTGAAAGGTAATAATGTTAGACCAGTAGTATTTTATTTTAAAGGTGAAACAGCAGGTATTCAACAATTGAGTTTGTCAATTGGAGATCAACCAGCAATTACTAATACAGGTAATTATCAAATTATTACTTCTACTGGAAGTATTGTATGGGCTAAATCTGCTGGCAGTCCTGATGTTAAACCAGAGTTTGCAGATCATCGTCCATTGGTACAAGGTGAAGCAGCATTAATCACACTTCTTCAAAAGTTCTTGAACTTTGATCGTAAATCTAATGAAGATTTCCAAGCACAACTTCAGTCATATGGTCTTGATGCTAAAACATTGTTTGATGGTAATTACAAAGCATACAAACAACTTGTAACATCTTTTCCTGATAATTGGGTAACTATGCCAATGGTTGTAATTGAGAAGGATGAAGTGAATGACCAAGGTCAACCAGTAACTAAACTCAAGAACTATCTTGGTACTTCTCAATATAATGTTGATAAAACAGTATTTAGTGGTAAAGTATCTGAATGGATTAAAGGTCAATTTACTAAGAATCTTGTTAAAAAGAATCCAGAAGATAAGGATTTGATTCAAGGTCTTTATACTGTTGAATTTATGCCATTTGATAAAACCAAATGTCTTAATAATGTTCCTTCTAATCCTACAGTAACCACAGGAGGCTGGAACTAATGGAATTTAAAGGATGTTCTCAAGGATTCATTGATGTAAATGAATTACTCAATATAGTTTCCCAAGAACAAGTATTTTTGAATTACTTACGGAATTTATCCTGATTTAAATCAAAGATATAAAAGTCCTTTTAGAAAAGATAATAGTCCGGGGTGCCGCTTTGTGTGGTACTCTGGACTATTGTATTTTGTAGATAATGCAAGTTTCAAAGGAAAACTATACTGGAATATATTTGATGTTGTTAAAGAAGTAAAACGGACTTAACTTCAAACAAGCACTACATGAAATATCTAAACTAACTGATGGAAAGTTAGTTAATAGAGATAATAGAATTTATAAACTTAAAACACAAATCCGATTCACATATAAAGAATTTAAGACCAATATATTTAATTTGGATAATGCTGAACTGAACAGAGAGTTAATCTATTCAGTTCAAGATTATTGGATTCAGGAGAAAGGAGAGTGGTTTAAGAATAAATATCATAATCCTCATAAGATAGATACTATTGCTTATTACTTCCCTGAAACTAATCATGTAAAATTATACTGGCCTAATCAAGAATTTAGATGGTATAGCAATTGTTCAAATAATGATATATTTGGTTGGGATAAATTAATTCATTATTCTACCTTAACTGATACTATTGTAATTACTAAGAGTCAAAAAGATAGAATATATCTTGATTATCATTTAGGTATACCAGCAATAGCATTACAAAATGAAGGTTCATATATACCATCAGATAAAGTAGATATAATTCATGATTTATTTGATAGAAAGATATTCTTATATGATAATGATTATACAGGAATAGATATTTCTAATAAGTTGAGTGAAAAGTATGGGTGGGAGAATAGAATAATGGAATGTGAATATAAAGATGTTTATGAATTTTATCAGAATGATCCTGAAGGATGTAAAATATATATAAAAGAATTAATAAAATGAAAATAGTAGTAAATAGATGTTATGGTGGATTTGGATTATCCAATGAAGCAGTAAAGTACTATCTTAATTTAAAAGGATTAGATGCTTATTTTTATAAACAAACTGGATATGAGCATCAAGGTAAATTGGAATATACAAAAGTAGAACCAAGTGAAGATTCTTTATTTTCTACTTGTTATACAATAGATCATGGTGATAAAATTAATAAACATAACTTAGAAGGGTATTTCTATTATGGGGATATTGAAAGAACTGATCCTTTATTAATTAAAACAGTAGAAGATTTGGGAACTAAAAAAGCATCTGGTAAATTATCTTCTTTAGAAATTGTAGAAATTCCTGATGATGTAAGTTGGGAGATTGATGATTATGATGGAATTGAATCTATTCATGAAATTCATAGAAGTTGGTAATGTGGAGTTTAAAAATAACAACAGAACAAAGATATAAATACTTTGAACCAATATTACCAGATATAAGAACAGACATTAAATTGTTTTGGGATTTAATGGAAGAACAAAGGATCTTGGAAGATAATACAATGGCAATGTATGTATTTACTACAGAATCATTTTTTAGGAAATTCAAATCTTTCATTATTGAAAGAACATTAGATAACCAATATCAAATTACATTTTATGAATAGAGAATATATCTTATCAGTACCTCAAAGAGAAGTATTAAACACTTTTGTATTATCAACTAAATATCCAGTAAAGGAATTACAAGAATCTGTATGGAATATTAATTCCAAGAGGTTAAAGATTTGGATTGATTTATGGATGGATAGTCTTGATTATGAAGGTTGTGAATTTGAGATAATTCCTAATGAACAGAATTACAAATTAATTATTTATACAAATGAATAAATTAGAAAGACTTTTTATTTTTGATTCTGGTGATCCATCTGTTGGAATTCAATCTTCTCAATATATTATTGAATGTCCTTTTTATAAATCAGATATGGAACAAGAAGATTTAGATTGGTTTAAAAATGAAGTATCTAAGGTTTATAAAGAATTTTGTGAAGGAAGAATGACTTTAGAATATGAATCAGAAATAAAAGATTGGGATGAATAAAGTAACTGAATTAGCATTAAAAGAAATTCATCCTAATTGGCTACCATTATTCAATAATACTTCAGTTAATCTCACAGACATATTAGATCAAACTATTCAGAAGATTATTAATACCGGAGATAGATTATGTCCAGATCATCCAAGTAAGATTCTTAAATGTTTATCTGTTAATCCTGATGATATTACTGCAATAATCTGTGGTGCTGATCCATATCCTCAACCTCAAATAGCAACAGGTTATGCTTTTGGTGTAACTAATCCTAAAGTACAACCATCTTTAGGAATTATGATTAGAGAGTTGGTTAAAGAATATAACGATGATACAATCTTTGAGAGATTTGATGATACTTTAAAACATTGGGTAGATCAAGGAGTAATTCTAATTAATTCAGCACTATCATGTAAAGAATGGACACCTAATTCTCATTTTGAAATATGGAAACCATTTATGACTGAATTATTTAAAATCTTTAATGATCTTAAAGTTACTCAAGAATCTATGAATAGTATAGTATTTGTATTCTTAGGTAAATCTGCTCAAAGTTATTCTAATCTAATTAATGACTCTATTCATTATAAAATTATGAGAAATCATCCAGCAGCAGAAACTCATGGTACATTAAAGTTTGAAGGATTTTATACAGAAGTTAATAATTATTTATCAGAAACAAATAGAGAAATAAAATGGGTTTAGATGGCAGGTAATACAAATAAAACAAAAGGATCAAATTTAGAAAGAAAAGTAAGGTTGGATTTGCTCAAGTATTGGGATAAAATAAAAACATCTCGTATGGGTAGTAAACAAATGGATGATTGTCGGAATTGATTTAATACATCTTCCTATTAATATCCAATGTAAAGCAGGGTATAATAAAGCAAGACCAAAATATGAGGAATTGTACCAATCTTGTAAAGAATTATTGAATAAGAATTTTCCTAAAAATGATCCTGTACATAATTACCCGTATGTAATAATCAATAAATTAAATACAACAAAGAAATTATCTCCAGAATATACGCAAGTCATAATGAGTTATGAGTTCTTTTTGGAGTTAATAGATAAAGCACATGATAGATTATAATGTAACAGAACAAGTAAATCCAAGAATTAATTATGTAAATAGATGTAGGTATTATCTATTACCATCTGTTATGTTATTAAAATCTTGGCAGCAGATTTATGCTGTGAGTAAAATGATTAACGCAGTAACTACTAAAGAATCACGGAGGATTATGTCTTTTTATTAAGACAAATAATTTTGTAAATGATCTGGTTAAATCTTTAAAAGATAATAATGAATTAGTTGATGAATATATTTATAATAAAGGTATTCATGTAGTTGAGATTAGACCACCAATCAATTATTCAGCATTTCTTGAAGGTGAATATTCTAAAATATATACTCCAGAACAATTGAAGAAATGCTTTAATCATAAACCTAAACCAGAATCAGATACTCTTAAAATACTTAGGAAAGATTCTGAATATTTCCCAAAGTATTTTGAATATATTAAAAAACAGTTTGGTGAGAATCTAAAAGAAGATTCTGTAAGAACTCATAAAGAATATGATCTTCCGCCTAACTTAAATCAAGAAATAATGAGTTATGAATGACAAAAAAAATATTTATACTAAAGGAGATGTTTTAGTCAATAAGATTAAAATAGGCGATATTCATATAGAATATGGATATGGTATGTCTATTAAAGTAGAAGTAATAAGTATTCCTGTTTGTACTGTACAAGAAGGTGGAAATAATTATTGGACATGGCAATCCAAGATTGTTGATAATCCTGATAAAATTATTGATTACGGTGTTAGTGAAAATCATAGCCATTACGCTCCTGAACTATACAATTATGATAGATAAGATACCAAATTTTACAATTTATAGATTGTATAATATAGTAACTAAAAAATGGTATAGAAGTAATAACTGTTCTACATTTGGTAACACAAGTTCAATTAAAAATTCCTTGAAATATAAGAATATTAATATGGAAGATTATTTGATTGTAGTTATTAAAAAAGATGAACCATTTACACTACCTTTAAATAAGATTTATGAATGATAAAGACAAACAAAGAATTAACAATACTCTAAAAGAATTAGAAGTACAAGATCAAAAGAATAAAAATCTTATTAATTTGATTCAAAGTACAAATGTTAAGGATTTGGAAGAAGAAAGGTTTAAAAATATGTCACCTAAAGAAAGAGATTTGTTAAAATGATAGTACAAATTAATGGAGTATATTATCTCCAAACAAAAGATGGATTAATCTATCTTGGCTCAACATTTAAATAAAATTAACGTTAATAATTAAATTAAAATCGCAATGCGTAAAATTACAGTTCTTTCTACCCTCGTTGGTAACAAACAAATCACAACTGATGCAACCACTTTTGAACAGTTGCACAACGATCTTATTAAAATGGGATTGGAAATTGGTTCTTACAAATTTGTAGTTGGTCAAACTTCTACTACTCTTGAACTTCCTACAGCAGTTCTTCCTACAAGTGACTTTACTCTTGTAGTAACTCCGCTTAAAACTAAAGCAGGAGCATCTTATCAAGAGATGAAAACCTTTGTTAAACAAGCAAGAGAAAATGCTTTGAACAATGATGATTCAGATGTTCTTGAAATTATCAACGAGTATGGTAATTACACTCAATTATCTACTCAAGCAATGACAGAACTCTATGATGAGTTGATGGAATATTTTGAAGAAGTAGAGATGTTGGAAATGGATGATGAAGATGATTGTATTTGTGATGAAATTGCTCGTCTCCAAGAAAGAGTAACTCAATTGGAAATTCTTGCAAATGTAGTTACACCAGAGAATGAAGATGAATTCTATGCTGCTAAACAAGCAGAGGTTCAAAATGTAATTAATCAATTAGGTTAATTAATTTAAGGGGAGAATAGAAATATTCTCCCCTTTTTAACTTTTATATCATGCAAAAAAAGTACGGAGTAATAAGAAAGTTAAAAAACTTTTATAGAAATTATGAAAAAAGGCAAACTATTAAAAGAGTTTATACTAATGGAAATAAAAGTCGAACATACAAAACATATAAATATTATTCTTTAGAAGAAATTTATCATCTTGTAATTAATGTTATTAAATCTCATGGATATGAATATCAATTAGATAATGATTCTATCTATATTAAAATACCTGATGTTGTCTGTACTAATATTTATGGTCAATCACAGGATATTACAGGTATGATGATTAGAATTTGTATTTCTGGTGGTTGTTATATTTGGGGAAGAAGATTTAGTTTTACACCAGAACAATGGTATAGTTCATATAATCATTCTCATTTATCTGGATTTAGTAATACTTTTGAAAGTTTTTGTTTTGGTTCAGAAATAAATGTTCATAGTTACATGAATGATTATTATGAAGCAATATTCCATGAAAGATTGGATTGGTTACTTCATTATATGCCAGTATATTTATCACAAGAATCTACCAATACAAATCCTTATAAACTATTATCTAAAGTAAGATTTCCGGGAGCATCTGATTCTACATTAAGATTGGGTCATAATTATTTAGATTATTTAGACCATGTTATTATTAAACAATCTGGAGCAAATATTACAGTTGATTTAGATGATTGTATAGATGATATTCTTATTCAACAAGGATATGGAATATTTATTGACAAAGAAACTAAGAAAGAATTTAGAAATCTTGATTTTAATTATAAACCAAATGAAGATGATCTAAATTATAATCCCTTTACTTTTAGAGGGAAAAAGATGGTTGTAGAATTAAAACCAACAAAATTCCAAATAGATAATTTTAATAAAGAAGCATCTCCTTTGATTAAACAACAAATTATAAACAAATATGAATCAACAATCAATAGTACAGAATTTATTTCCGCTTGTAGAAGCAGAACAGAAAGTGAAATTATCAATCAGCAATGATTGTTTTAATAAAATTAAATTCATGTGTAATAAGATTAATACACTTGAGTGGTCTGGAGTATTATTTTATAATGTAATTAATCCAGACATCAATAATTGTGAATTAGAAGCAGTAGATTTTTATCCTGTAGATAAAGGAACGGCTGGTCATACTCAATTTGAATATCCAGAAGGGTTGTTTGACTATATGATGAATAATGATCTAATTGAATGTAAACAAGGATTAATTCATTCACATAACAACCTTGCAGTATTTTTTAGTGGAGAAGATAAATCTGAATTACAAGATAATGCTCCTAAACATGCTTTATACCTATCTTTAATTGTAAATAATAGATCAGAGATGTGTGCTAAAGTAGCACAATATCAGAAGGTAACTTATTCAGGAATTAAATCTAAAAGACGTAATTTTGATGGTACAGAAGAGGTAGTAGATATGCTTCCAATGGAAGATGATTATATTTATACTTATGATTGTATTATTACTAAACCAGATGATTCTGTAGAATTTAATTCTGACTGGAAAGTATTAGCACAAAAAGTAATTGATATGGTTCCGCCTAAACCAGTTACTACTTATAATGGTGCAGTAAGAACATTTGAGTTTCCTGATTATAGCCAACAAGCAAAATCTAATGAGTGGAACAAATTCAGAAAGAATGATGATACTGTAAAACTGGATTATAAATTTGTTAGGCAAGAAGTTCTTAATGGTAAATCCAAAACTCTTGCAGATGCTTGTAAAGATTATAAATATGAATCTATTGCACAAGGTGAAATTATTGATTTGTATGAAGCATATTATAACCTTGATGGGCCATTTTCAGATGAAATTGAATGTGAAGTATATCAGCAGGTAATTAATATTATTAAGCCATACAAACATAATAAAGAGATTGAAAAATTGATTAATGCTATAAATGTTGTAATGTATGAACTTGCTGTTTAATAGGTTTAAAGATGCTGATTGGTTTGGTACTAATCAGGAAATATTATTAGTTGGTCTTGGTGGAATTGGTAAAGGTACTGCTGAACAATTATGTTTGTTAGGACATAATCTTTACATTTATGAAACTGATACTGTAGAAGAACATAATTGTATTCCACAAGGATATTTTAAAGATCAAATTGGTCTAACCAAGGTTAAAGCACTTTCAGATAATATTCAAAGATATGGATTATCATTACCTGAATTTATGGTTGGTAATTATGATGAATCAAGTATGTCAGCACCAATTATGATTTCATGTGTAGACAATATGAAATGTCGTACAAACATGTTTAATAATTGGAAGAAACAAGAAGATAGACAATTGTTTATTGATGGAAGGATGTTAGCAGAATACTTTGAAGTATTTACTGTTACACCAGATAATCAAGATTTATATGAAGAATACTTGTTTAGTGATGCTGATGTTCCTACAATGAATTGTACATACCAACAAACAAGATTTTGTGCTTCTGGTATTCAATTAGTAATACTCCAACAGTTTAATAACTGGTTAAGTAATAAATCAATTGGATTTGATGCAAGATCATTACCCTTTAAAACAGTATATAATGGAATGCTTACAGAACTTGTACACCATACCAGTTGAGAGATGGGATTATAGTGTAAAATATTCTATCTTTGATATTCTTCCTGATAAATTTCCATTTACTAATCTAAGATTTCCTTATTATTTGAAATCAAGATATAGATCAGAAAGTTGGGAATCAAGAATTACACAAAAGAGATTTGTAGAATTATTTAATAAATATGATGCTATACCAAAAGAAATTAGTATTGTAGATACTCAAAAGAATTTACACTTCTATATTATTGGTGCAGGATTTTTATTTAGGAAAGTTAATCAAGTAGATCAATATCCAATTATTATTAGATGTAATGAGGGAATATTTGTAGATAGAAATTTAAATGAATTTGAAATTAAACTTCTTAAAAAGATTAGTACAGAATATCTTGTAAAGGATTTTGTTTTAGAAGATTTAATTATTCATCACCAGTTTAGATTTAAAAATCTAAAAGAAAGATCAGAATATTTTAATAAAGTTAAAGAGAATTTAGTAAAATTGAAAGAAGGAAGATCATTAACAGAAGATGTAATTGAATATGGGTTTTGATATAAAAGATGTTTATAATTGGTTGAATGTTGCAGGAGTACCACAGTTAGGTACTCCTCAACAATTTAATCTATGGAAGGAATTAATGCTTGAAGAGATTCAAGAGATGGAAGATGCTTTTAATAACAATGATTTAGAAGAAATTAAAGATGCTTTTGCTGATCTAATGGTTGTTAATACCAATCTTCCATATATGTTAAGTATTCCTGTAGAAGAATTAGAACAAAAGATACAAGATGTATCTAAATCTAATTGGAGTAAATTCTGTGATAATGAAGATGATGCTATGCAATCAATAAGAATGTATAAAGCAGGTACTCATCCAACCAAACTTGGAGAAAGCATAGAGGCTTATTATGAAATTGTAGATAATATGTATGTTATTAAAAGAACATCAGACAGCAAAATACTAAAATCACATCTTTATAAAAACCCATAACAATGAGAAAACTAATTAACTTTTGGAAGAAATGCGCTTGGTGTGATAGATATTCATTCTGGTGCAAATGTCCAAAGAAAACAACAATTAAAAATAACTAAATGAAACAATTAATAAGACATTCAGTATTTGAAACCAATAGTTCTTCTTGTCACAGCATTAGTATTGCTCAAGGAATGGAACTAAATAATATTCCTTATCCTGATAATAATGGTAATATTAAAATAGAATCAGGAGAATTTGGGTGGGAAGTAGATTCTTATAATGATTTTGATAGTAAAGCATCTTATCTAATTGTATATATTAGAGATTGGTCAAGAGGTAAGAAGGAAGAGTTTAGAAATATTTTTGAAAATGTAATTAAAGAACAAACAGGATGTGAGAATATTCTTTATGAAGATCAATTTTGGGATATAGAAACCAAAGAGTATGAATATGAAGGAAAAGTAAGATCGTATGAGTCTAATCTTGGTAGAGGATATATAGATCATCAGTCTGTAGAAGATGGTGATCTAGATTATATGTTTGAGAATATTAGTGAAATGAAAGACTTCTTATTTTGCACTGGATCAGTATTATACACAGATAATGACAATAAGTAAATATAATAATGGTAATGCAGAAATAACTCTTGATTCAGATGGGTCAAGAGTTATTAATTACCAAGATACACTTGAGTTGAATTATCCATTAAATTTAGATATTAAAGTAATGTCTAAATGTAAGTTTGGTTTAAATCCAAAAACAGGTAAATCATTTTGTAGTTTTTGTCATGAATCTGCAACAACAGATGGAAAAGAATGTAATTATGAAAATCTTAAATCTAAATTAATTGATCTTCCTAAGGGAATTGAGTTAGCAATTGGCTGTAATGATCTTACTGTAGAATTATATAATTTCTTGAGTTGGTGTTATGACCAAGAATATATATGTAATTTAACAATTAATCAAGGACATATTAGCAGAGATTTAATCAATATTGTTTCTGCTATTCAAGATGGTTATATCAAAGGTTTGGGAATATCATATAGATCAGAACTAAAATGGAATATTCCTAAAGTAATTTTAGATTATCCAAATACAGTATTTCATGTAATTGCTGGTATTGATTCAATTAATGACGTTATCCAACTAAAGGATAAAGGAGTTAAAAAGATTCTTGTGCTTGGTGAAAAAGACTTTGGATTTAATTTAGGAAAGGTTAACCTTGATTCAAGATTACACAAAGAATGGTTCTGGTGGATTGGTAAATTATTTAATTTATTTGAGGTTGTTAGTTTTGATAATTTAGCAATTGAACAATTAAATATTAAAAGATTCTTTACTCAAAATAACTGGAACACATTTAATCAAGGAGAATATTCATTTTATATAGATGCTGTTACTGAAGAATTTTCACCATCAAGCAGAAATCCCGAAAGAACAGATTGGAACAATACAACAATTAACAAATACTTTAAACAATTAATCAAATGAAATTAATCATCCCAATTCTGATTTTAATATTTACATCTTGCAGTCCGGGTCATCCTAACTGTGATGTATATTATTTTTATTCAGATCAACACTTAAATCAAAGTATTAAACAAGATCCAAATTATAAAATTACTTATGTAGAGGGTAGACTTTATACAGGTCAAGCAGATACTAAAGTAGCATATAATTTATATCATAAATTATGGCCTGATACAAGAATTACTTATATTGGTTGTCCAGATACTTTACGTTTTGAAAATACAAAAAAATGACAGCAATAGAGTTTTTAGAAATTAATGGATTAAATTCAATTCCTTATAGACAAGATGTATTAGATGTTATGAAGGAATATGCTATTTACTGTTGTGAAAAGCAAAGAGAGATTTGTGCTGAAAATGCAGAAAAATTATGGATAGCAAATAACCATTGTCAAATAGATCAAATGTGTAATACCATTATTTATTCACCATTACCAGAAGAATTACAATGAATACAGAAGAACGTAATAAGTTGAAATTACGAATTTCAGAAAGATTAAATTCAAGGGATAATGAACCAAAACTAAATGGTATGAAATGTCCTAAGTGTGAATCTGAACTAATGGACACTAACCCATTAATTAGTCTTATGTCTAATCCACCTAAAAAGAATATTCATTGTTCTAATTCAGAATGTGATTATAGAGGTTATAGATTGGCATAATCCGTAAATATATTGTTAGATAGATTTGGATAAAATACAAATACCCTATACAGCAATTAAGCCGTATAGGGTATTTTTTAAACCTTTTGAAATATTAATATTGTTGTGTTTGGTAAGCAACGTCAGTATTGAAAAAATCAAGTAGTTTTAACAACTGTCCTCCCGGAATCATTTTACTTGTGTAATATAAACGAGGTGTTTTGTCATTCTCTTCTCTCCCCATTCCAATAATAGCATCTTTACCAGAAGCAGTGTCATATATTTCAGATAAACTATTTTTCATAACCTTATATGAATCTGTTACAAGACCTAACATTGGAACTGGATTCTTAATCATTGAAGTAAAATCAAGAGGATTAAAAGTAAATGATAATTCCTGATTAACCTTAAATATAACAGATGCTAATTTACGAGTTAGAAGATATTTATGAAAATCCTTTTCACCATCATTATCCCAATCACCTCCGCATTAACATTATAATAGCAGCAAAGGCTAATAATACTCTTAATTCGACAATCAGACTATGTAACTGTTTTTGTTGAACATCACTAAACTCTTCAAAAGTAACCTTTCCACGATATTGTGGATTATCTTCTAACCACTGCTCAAAGAATAATTGTTTAGTATGTTTATCATTCATCTTACCAAAGAAAGCAAGTTGTTTAAGAAACTGTCCCATTTTAGGTAAAAGAATATTTGTTAGAAATTCTTTTCTTGCAAGATCAGCAATTTTCCATTCTCCTAATTCAGTACTTAAAGCAATAAATTTGCCCATATAAACAGAATCAATGGTCGACTCATATTTAATTTTACCGAATCTTTCAAATAATATACCGGGCATCCAAGATTTAAATTTCATCATTATTGTACCAACTAATGTTGATTGCCAATATGCTTTATCTTCTTGAGGGATAGTACCTTTAATTTTAGACTGTCCTGCTTGTACTGCTTTTCTAAATCCAATATAAGCATTTTTGAACTGTTCTTCAGTAGCATTAAATACAGGTTTGCCATCTTTATAATCAAATAAATTCCAGATTGATCTATCCTTATATTTAATTTTATCTTCTTCAGATTTCATCTTTCTAAAATTACCATCCTTATCTAAATAAAAATTCTTAGCCATTGCAGCAGTAATAAACTCATCAATATATTCATCACCAATACTAAAAGGACGCATTAAGGTTCTACTATTTACATATTGGTTGACCCATCCTCTCATTGCTTTATCACCAATATCAATTGCCCCATATTCATGTTCTGCTAATTGTGGATCTCTTACCCTATGACCCATAGGATCAAAGAATGCTGATAATGCTAAGAATTTACTCCTATCCTTAACCATATCAATCATTGCTTGGTTATAATCTTCTTTAGTATATAATATACCCTTATTACCTTGAATTAATGCTTGAATTTTAGCAGATACAAAACCACCTGCTGCTGCAATAAAGTTAAATCCTAATGTTTTTAATGAGAAATATTCTCCTGCCTTCATTAACATCTTTTCAGCCTTACCATCCTTATCAAATAGTTCGGGTTTAACATTAATACCATATAAATACAT